GGCGGTGGCGGCACCACTAATGTTGTTGTTAATGTAGATGCAGGCGGCACCAGCGTTCAGGGTAATGCCCCACGCGGCGATCAATTAGGTAAAGCCCTTAGTGCTGCGGTGCAAGCTGAACTGATCAAACAACGTAGACCTGGAGGACTGCTAGCCTAATGCCAACATTTACATACGTATCAGATTTTGGTGCTGCCGTTAGCAGTAAGCCATCAGTCACAGTAGTTAAATTTGGTGATGGTTACGAGAAAAGGCAGGCGTTTGGTATTAATCAAAATCTAAAAAGCTGGTCTTTAACTTTTAGAAATCGCACTAATACTGATGCAGATGCGATTGAATCATTCCTTAATGCACGGGCTGGTGTTGAATCATTTGACTGGACACCACCATCGGGCGGCGGCACCAAATGGGTATGCCGCGAATGGAGCAGGACGCTAGAAAATTATAATAATAATTCAGTGCAGGCGACATTTGAGCAGGTAGCAGAGCCATGAGTGTACCAGTATCTGAACTACAAAAGCTGGCACCATCAGCAATTATTGAATTGTTTGAAATTCATCTTGTTACTGCTATCCATGGTGCCAATACGGTATTTAGATTTCATGCTGGCACTAATGAAGTAAATAATGGCAATATCGTATGGGCTGGTAATACTTATATTGCTTTTCCGGTTGAGGCTACAGGATTTGATTATAACGGCAATGGCCAACTGCCAAGGCCAACACTACGGGTAAGCAATATATTGCGGTATGTGACCAGCATATTATTAGTAGTAAATGAAACAAGTGCCGGTAATGATTTAAATGGTGCTAAATTTATTAGGATACGTACATTAGCGCGTTATCTTGATGCTGCTAATTTTACAGCAGGTAATGCTGGCGCTGATCCTACCGCTGAATTTCCTAGAGAGATTTATTACCTAGATCGCAAGGTAACAGAATCGCGTGAATTTGTAGAATGGGAGTTAGCAGCAGCATTTGATTTAGTTGGTGTAAGGGCACCTAAACGTCAATGTATTGCTAACTTATGCCAATGGGTATATCGCTCAACTGAATGCAGTTATACAGCAGCTACATATTATGACGCTAATGATAATCCAGTTGGTTCTGCTGCTTCTGATGTATGCGGCAAGCGGTTAACCAGTTGCGCTACTAGATTTGGCGTTAATGCGCAATTACCATTTGGGTCATTCCCTGGCGTTGGTTTATTTGCGCAATGACATGGCGTGATGCAGCTATTGACCATGCAAAGCTTATGGCACCAAATGAATCCTGCGGCTTGCTTATTGATGTTGCTGGCGATACGGTATATTGCGCTTGCCGTAATCTTGCGGATGATACCGATCATTTTATTATCCATCCAGGCGACTGGGCAAAAGCTGAGGACAAAGCAGATATTATTGCGATAGTACATAGCCACCCCGACCAATCACCGGACCCTAGCGCCATGGATCGTCAATTTTGCGAACGCAGCCAATTGCCATGGCATATTGTTAATCCTGCTGATGGTAGCTGGGGTAAATGCCTGCCATTGATCGGTAGGCAATGGGTATGGGCCGTTAGTGATTGCTGGACGTTAGTGCGTGACTGGTATGCGTTGCATGGTTTGTTGTTACCAGATTGGGAACGGCCATCACTAGAAGAATTTGAAGCGCAGCCATTATTTGATGGCTTATGGGAAGCGGCTGGATTTCATGAATTAGCTGATGATGTATTGCTGCAACCTGGTGATGCGTTATTGATGCGGATTGGCGACCAACAATTGAACCATGTTGGTGTGTTTATAGGTAATGGCATGATGCTGCATCATTTGCGTGACCAGCTAAGCGTTAGGGACCATTGCAGGCCAGGATTAACCGGGCGCAGGTTACGCCATGCCGATGCGAGTAAGCTGGTAGCAGGAGATGGCTGGTGATGCTACGCGAAATCCGTGTTTATGGTGAATTGGCTAAGTTCATGGGTGTGCGGTCATTTATGGCTGAAGCCCGTGATGTGGCAGAAGCGGTTCGGTATTTATTGGTAAATTTTGCTGGCTTAGAAGCGCATATGGGCCAGCATGATTATCGGATATTAGTTGGCGGTTATAGCATCGGTGAAGAAGAGATTAGTCATCCTATTGGGCAAAATGTCATACGTATTATTCCAGTAGTAGCAGGCGCTGGCGGCGGTGTTGGCAAAATTTTGGCTGGCGTAGCAATTATTGGTTTAAGCATTTTGACAGCAGGTGCATTTGGCTTTGCTTTGGGCAGTGCTGCGGGCATAGGTACATTTGCCACTATTGGTGTTGGTATTGGTGCCAGCCTTGCATTAAGTGGCGTATCGCAATTATTAACACCAGTGCCGCGTATTGCACCACCATCAGCGATGAGTGGTTATTCACCTACTTATACAGCGCAAACAATGCGCGAGTCGGAGATGGATCCACAAAAATCTTATAGCTTTAGCGGCATTCAAAATACATCAGTGCAAGGTACACCAGTACCTATTATTTATGGTGAAACGGTTGTTGGCTCAGTTGTTATATCAGCTAACGTCTCAACCCAAGAGGTGGTGTAATGCCTTCAGCCGCTGAGATGTATTTTGCGATGAGCCTAAAGGGTTCAGCTCAAGCAACTTATGTATCATTACTAAAACAACAAGATCAAGCACAAGCGCAAGCAGAAGCTAATAGACCACGCACACCGACACGTACAGCAGATAGTTTAGCTAGCACACAATATGCAACATTTTTAGACCTGCTTAGTGAAGGCGAAATTGAAGGTTTTCCATCAGCGGCTGGTCTGACCAAGGGCACTACTGCATATAATATTGCGGCTTTAAAGGATATTTATCTTAATAAAACACCTATTTTAAGAGCTAGTGCTGATTTAAATAATGTGCAACCAGTTGATTATAGTTTCCAGAATGTAACCATTGAACCGCGCTATGGCACGCAAGCGCAAACATATATTCAAGGTTATGGCGATATTAGCGAACCGGTTACCGTTAACTCAACGGTAGAACAAGCAACACCAGTTATAAGAACAATAACTGATGTAAATGTTAACGGTGTTGTTATTACTATTACAGTGCCAGCATTGCAAGAATTTAACACGCAGGGTGATATATTAGGTGCTAGTTTTTCATTTACAATTGCGCTTTCATATAATGGTGGCGCATATACTACTGTAGCGACTGAGACAATTAGTGGTCGTACTGCTGATTCTTATCAACGTGATTATAGAGTTGATTTTACTACCGGCTGGACTGGTTCGGTAGCTATAAAGATAACAAGATTAACAGCCGATAGTGCTGACCCAGCTATTTTAGTGAATGCATTTCAGTGGACATATTACCAAGAGATTATATATCAAAAGCTTACATATCCCAATAGCGCAATTGTTGCAATAAAGTTTGATGCGCAACAGTTTAGTTCATTACCAAGTCGCGCCTATCGCATTCGTGGCGTTAAGGTGCGTGTGCCAACAGGTGTCACAATAGATCAAACCAATGGCCGTATTATTTATCCTGATGGTTATACATTTAATGGTACACTAACAGCCGAGAATGCACGTGTATGGACATCAGATCCAGCATGGATTTTATTTGATCTGCTTACCAATACTAGATATAGCTTTGGGCAACATATAACTGACTCTCAACTTGATAAGCCAGCTTTTTATGCTGCGTCAGCTTATGCATCAACTTTAGTATCAAATGGCTTAGGTGGCACCGAACCACGTTTCAGTTGTAATGTATTAATCCAAAACCAAGATGATGCTTATAAATTAATCAATGATCTATCCAGCGTAATGCGTGTTATGCCCTACTGGGCAACTGGCGCGTTGACTATATCGCAAGATGCACCACGGGATGCGTCTTATCTATTTACAATGGCTAATGTAACAGAAGCTGGATTTAGTTATAGCGGTAGCAGTCTTAAAACTAGACATACAGTTGCAGTTGTTACTTACCTAGATACACAAACGCAAGATATAGCGTATGAGATAGTAGAAGATGCGGCTGGTATCAGTAAATATGGAGTTAGCAAGACAGAATTGCGTGCATTCGCCTGCACCAGTCGCGGGCAAGCAGCAAGGCTGGGCGCATGGGTATTGTATTCTGAGGCTAATGAAACAGAAGTTGTTACATTTACAGCAAGTGTTGAATCTGGCGTGGTCGTAAGGCCAGGGCAGGTAATAAAAATTGCAGACCCATTAAAAGCTGGCATCAGACGTGCTGGCCGGATTAATGCTGCAACAACTACTCAGATTACAGTTGATAATACAGATGCTACAGATATAACTGATTTATTTAATGCAAAGCTAACTGTTATTATGCCTGATGGCAGCATTGAAGAACGCACTATTACAACTGTTATAGGTGCTGTTATTACAGTATCAACAGCATATTCTACAACGCCAAATGTTGGTAGTGTATGGATGTTGCAAAATACAGATGTAGAAGCTACAACATGGCGGGTGCTTACTGTAACTGAAAGCGAAGGTGCTGAGTATCAAATTACAGCATTAGCTCATAACCCTAGCAAGTATGCGTATGTAGAGCAGAATAGACCATTGCAAAATCCAAATATATCAGTTACTGAAATTAGCCCTGAGATACCAGTCGGCATTAATTATGAAGAAGTATTTTATGTATCAAATAATAGAGCAACAGCTAAAGTAGTTGTTCGGTGGCAGCCAGTAGTTGGCGTTGGCGAATATCGTGTGCAATGGAAACGTGGCGAAGGCAATTGGAATTTAGTTGATACCGTAAGCGCAGAATACGAAATCTTAGAAGCTGATATTGATACTTATTATATTCGTGTTTATAGCTTGAATCCATTACGGATACCATCAACTGATTATGCAGAATTAATTGTTACAACAGTTGGTAAGACTGAGGTGCCAGCAGATGTAAGTGGTGTGTCATTAGTGCCAATCAATGAATCAAGCGCAATTTTAAGTTGGGCGCGTAGCATTGAACTTGATGTACTGGTAGGCGGTAAAGTATTAATACGGCATAGCAAGGCAACAGCAAGCGCAACATGGGATGAATCGCAGGAGATTGTACCGTCTGCTGCTGGCAACCAAACACAAAAGCAAGTGCCATTATTGGGTGGCAGTTATTTACTTAAGTTTGAAGATGATGGCAATAGGCGTAGTACTAATGCAACAGTTATTACGGCTGATCTAACAATACAGCAACCACGGCTAACGGTTAGCAATGTAAATGAAGAAGATTATAATTTTACTGGTAATGGCAGCAGCCTTACCAATATGACATATAACGCGGGATACGATGCGTTAATTATTAGTGATTTTTTCCCACTTTATGTTGATGAAGGATATGTGGACATTAATTATGTTGCAGACAAAGAGGTTGCCTTTACTGGCGAATATGGCTTAGGACTAAATAGCAATAATCCATTAGACCTTGGCGCTACTTATGATGTAAATATCCAAAGGCGTATTGCATCAGCAGGATTTAGCGGAATTAGCTTATGGGATAGCCAAAGTGCATTAATTGACACATGGGAGACTATAGACGGCACTGCTGTGGATAGGGTGAGTGTTGCTATGTATGTGCGCTATACAACTAACAACCCAGCAAGTTCACCGGTATGGAGTAGTTGGCGTGAATTTAGTAATGCTATAGTACGTGGCCGTGGGTTCCAGTTTAAAATTATTGCAGCTACTGAAGATATTGCGCAAAATATACAAATATCACAACTTGGTGTTTTAGTCGAATTACAGCAACGTGTTGAGGTATCAGCTATTTTGACAACAGGTGCTGCTGCTTATAATGTGACATATACAAAAGCATTTTATGCAGCGCCATCCATTGGTATTACAGCGTATAACCTAATACATAATGAGGATTTTACAATCACAAGCGTTACCAGAACCGGCTTTACAATTGCCTTTAAGCATGGCGGCAGCTTTCTTGCGCGTAGTTTCACCTATACTGCGGTTGGATATGGAGGTGTGATCTAGTGGCTCAACATGATTATGACATTGGCAACCAGTCAGGGTCAGCATTTAGATCTGACCTAAACAATGCGCTGGCCGCTATCGTCAGCGTTAATAGCGGATCATCAGATCCGGCTGTCATGTACGCCTATCAGTTGTATGCTGATACAACCAATAACCTATTAAAACAGCGCAATGCGGGTAATAGCGGCTGGGTAACGATTGGTACATTAGGCACTACCAACTTGGGTTTGGCCGCATTAGCAAGCCCTACATTTACTGGTGTTCCATTAGCACCTACGGCATCAGCAGGCACTAATACAACGCAGATAGCAACTACAGCATTTGTGGTGTCAAGCTATTTGCCATTAGCTGGTGGCACCGTTACCGGCAACATAACGCTGAATGCGCAATCTGATATCAGGTTTGCTGATGCTGATA